GTAAGATTTTTTCGCGTGCAAAATTTTAAATTTACCCCGACTTTTTTTTGAAAATGTCAAGGATTATTTTGTATGGCAAGACCACCAAAACCAACAGCGATTAAGAAGCTATGCGGTACGGTCCAAAAGTGCCGACTTAATCCTGACGAACCGCAACCTACTGGAGAACTCGCTTCAGTTCTGCCACCCGAATTTTTGTCACCAAGCGCCAAGGAGATTTATCAGTTCGCATTAAGTCAAGTGCCTAGAGGAGTGCTCTCTAATCTTGACTTTGGTGTATTCACCGAGTGGGTAATCTTGTACGATAACTTAATCAACGTGACCATGACCATGCAGAAGCAGGGTTACCTACTCCAAGACGATGATGATGAGATTAAGCCTAGCAAGCTAGCAGCGGAGCAGAGGAAGATTATAGCGCTGCTGCACCAACTACAGAGTGCCATGGGCTTTACTCCATCCTCTAGAAGTAGGGTAGTAAGCTTCGCTAAAGAGAACCACACAGATAATCCATTTGAGGGGATGTAGTTATGGTGGATTATGTAGCTATAGCCAATCAATACATCGCCGATGTGCTTTCAAAGAAGATAAGCGCATGCAAGTGGGTAAGGCTTGCGTGCAAACGCCAAAAGAAAGATCTAACACGTAAGCGGTGGCCGTACCACTTCGACACGAACAAGGCTAACAAGGTATGCCGATTCATTGAAGCGCTCAAACATACCAAGGGACCAAAAGCTGGTGAATGCATTCACCTTGAACCGTGGCAGTGCTTTATTCTGACTACCATTTTTGGGTGGGTGGATAAGAGCGGAAATAGACGCTTTAGACGTGTTTTCATTGAAGTGCCGCGTGGGAACGGAAAAAGTATTATGTCCTCTGGCGTGGGTTTATACATGCTCTGCGCTGATGGTGAAATCGGTGCGGACTGCTATTCATTCGCTACCACGGGGGACCAAGCTAGAATTGTGTTTAATGACGCTTGCGCTATGGTGCAGAATAACACTGCGCTTAAGGATTACTTTGGTATTCAGGTATTCAAGAACTCAATCTGCATCGGCTCGACCAATTCAAAGTTCCAACCTAAATCCTCGAACTCTAGCACTAATGACGGCTTAAACACGCACTTCGCTTGCGTGGACGAACTCCATGCGCACAAGGACCGTTTATTGTTTGAAGTGGTTAAAACCTCCATGGGTAAGCGTAAGCAGTCGCTTATGTGGTCCATTACTACCGCTGGCTATAACCTCACTGGTATTTGGATGGAAGAGCGCATCAAAACACAGAAGATGTTAGACGGCTTATACTCTCAAGATACCCGCTTCGGCATAATCTACACTATCGATGACGGGGACGATTGGAAGACAGAGGAAGCACTAATCAAGGCTAATCCGAATTGGGGTATCTCCGTTAATCCTATTGACGTATTAGACGAGCTCAAGGAAGCAAAAATAAACCCGACTAATGAAGTGGAGTACCAAACTAAACGCCTTGACTTACCATGCAACTCCAATACCGTATGGATGCCTCTCACAAGGTGGAGCAAGTGCTACCGTGACGTTAAGGAATCAGAATTTGACCGCGAATACTGCATCATGGGCGCCGACTTGGCTTCAAAGCTAGATATAACCGCCCTGGTGCGCTTGTACTGGAGACAAGAGGAGAACCCAAAAACAAAAGCGCTAGAACTACACTTCTACGCATTCGGTGATTATTTCTTGCCGAGCGACACAGTGGAGCAGTCAAGCAATGCAAACTATAGGGTGTGGGTTAATCAAGGCTTAATGACCACGACAGAGGGCGCAGTCATTGATTTAAACCAAGTTCAAGATAAGATACTAGAGATCTATCAGCAAAAAACTGTGATCGCCGTGGCATATGACCCATTCCAAGCTACGCAGCTTGCTACTAACTTGCTGAATGAGGGGTGTCGTATGGTTGAAATTGGGCAGACCGTCAAAAACCTAAGTGAGCCGATGAAGTTCTGCAAAGAGCTAGTTTACCAAAAACGACTGCATACGGACGGTAGCCCAATTCTTGCGTGGATGGTGACTAACGTTATAGCTCACCTAGACGCAAAAGAGAATATATTCCCACGCAAGGCGCTACCAACCGATAAGATAGACGGCGTGCTTGCTTTGCTCATGTGTTTAAATCAAGTTATCCACTTGGATATCGAGAACAAGTATCAAAATGGTGATACAATAAGTGACAACATACTAGTGCTCTAAGGAGGCCGAATGTTTAGCTTTATAACAGGACTTTTTGGCAACTATAAAGGCTATCAGCAAGATGCGCCTAGAGTTGCTATCGTAGACAACACTCAACCCGCCACGGTTGATAATATCATGCAGATCCCGGGAGTATGGCAGTGCGTGAACAAGATATGCAACTCACTAGCCACTTTGCCTTGTGATGTTTTGAAGCTTAGAGAAGACGACAGATTAGAGGTGGATAAGGATTGCCACTTGGCGTTTTTATTGAGCAAGTCCCCTAACGCCTCCATGACTCCGTACGACTTCTTCCGGGCTATGACGCTAAACTACGTCCTGAATGGTAACGGCTACGCTAGAATCAGCTATGCGGTCGGCGGTAATTATGTAGCTTCAATCACTCCGCTAAACGCCGAACAGGTCAAAGTAAAGCGCCTAGACGATAACAATGTTATTTATGAGTTCTACAATGAAGACAATACCATAGAGCTAATCAAGCCTGAAAACATGCTACATTGGAAAAATATCGGTAACGGCACCATTGGTTTAAGTTTGAAGGAGTTCGCACGGGCTACTTTGACGGAAGCTTCATACGCTCAAAGTGCAAGTAATGAGAGCTTTACCAAAAATGGACGCATGGCGGGTATCCTTACGTCGGATAAGATTTTAACCCAAAAACAAAGGGACGAAATAGCCACGCAGTTTAACGCAATGCGGAATAAGCTTCAAATCGGTGTTATCCAGGCGGACTTACGCTTTCAACAGCTTAATCTGTCCCCGTCAGATATCCAGCTTTTAGAGACCAGGGAATTTATAGTTAAGGAGTTCGCTCGCTGGTTTGGCATTCCGTTTGGTTTGCTAAGTGGGGAAGCTTCAAATCTTGATGAGCTTAACAATTACTTTTATAAGAGTACTATCTTGCCAATGTGCACAGGGTTAGAGCAATGTATCATGGATAAGATTGCATGCGCTGAAGGTAAAGACCATATCGTTAAGTTTAGATTAAGCTTCTTGAACCGCGCAAGCGATGCACAGCGTGCAGCACTCAATGCTACTTACGTTCAGAACGGTATCAAGTCTAGAAACGAAGTGCGCCGTGAGGAAGGCTTGCGAGATATCGCTGGCGGTGAATTGTTTACCGCTCAAACAAACTTAGCTCCGCTTGATATGTTGGGACAGTACGACCCAACCCAAACATCACAGACTAACTTAACCACTCAACCACAAAAAAACTAGAGGTGACGAATGAAGATTAATTATACTATTAAGAGTGAAAATCTAGCAGTCAAGGACAACGGGTATATCTCCGGTTACTGCTCTGTTTTTGGTCAAGTGGATACTTATGATGACACTATCGAGCCCCACGCTTACGATGCAGTCGTGGCATCTGGCGTTAAGCCTTTAATGTTTTTTAATCACTCCAGTTATGGTGTGCCTATTGGTGCGTGGGATAAGCTTAGCGTGGACGGTAGAGGCTTGTTTATTGAAGGCCGTTTAAATTTAAACAATAAACAGGGCAAGGATGTCTACGAGGCTTTGAAGTTTGGCTCTATGAATGGCTTATCTGTTGCCATCACTATGCAAGATGAAGACGTGGAATGCGACGATGAAGGCATTAGACACATCAAAAATGTGAGGGAGCTCTATGAAGTATCAATCGTAAACTTCCCGGCAGATAAAAATGCGCGCATTTCAGATATTAAAAGTGATAAAATAAATTCAATACGTGATGTGGAGCACAGCTTATGTGAGGTAGGCTTTTCACAGACCGATGCTAAGGGAGTTATTGCCCTTGTAAAGACTGCATTAACCAAAGAACAGCGGGACGCTGACAAGGCCAAGGCAGAAGAAGCCATTAAGGCACATATTTTCTCAATTCTTAACCGTAAAGGAAATTAAAGTATGTCAGAAGAAATTCTCAAAGGTTTAGACCTCATTGGTCAGAAGATTGATGCAGTGTCTAAGGATACCAATGCTTCAGTTGAAGCTGTTAAGTCTGAAATGAAGACCCTCGGTGAAAAGCAGTTAGAGCTTTCTCGTGAACTTGCTTCACTTCAGCAGAAGTCAGCACAGCAAGGTGAAGTAATCAACGCTGATAAGTCTGTCGGTGCGCAGTATGTAAACTCTAACGCATATCAGGCGTTAAAGGGTAATGTATCAAAAGTAGAAAGAGCCCGTGAAATCATATCTACTAAGGCTGCGACTACTTCAACCGTTACCACTGGTATCACTCGTAACACCATTGCTATGCCGACCCAGCTTGCCGGCATCTACGATGAAAATGCGGAAATGCCACTTGTTATGGAAGGGTTAATCCCTCACATTCCTGTAGCTTCTAGCTCTGTTCAGTACCTCAAGGCCTCCACATTCACTAACAATGCTAAGGTGGTAGCGGAAGGTGCTGTTAAGCCTGAATCTACTTTCCAATTCAAGCTTGCAACCGCTAATGTTGAAACTATCGCTCACTACACCAAAATCACCGAACAGCTCGCACAGGACGCTCCAGCAGTACAGGCATTCATTAACGCTAAGATGATTTACGGCTTACAGCTCAAGATCGATGAACAGCTTGTTAATGGCACAGGTGCAGAAGCTTCACAGCTTACAGGCTTGCTTGCTACTACTAACAGCACTGATTACTCTGCTGATTTGGACGCTCTTAAGCCATCAATTAAGACCATGGCCGACTTTGCTCTTGCTATCAAGACTAAGTTAGAAACTAACGGTTACGCTCCAAAGTACTTAATCCTTAATCCTATTGATTGGGCAGCATTGGCACTCATGAAAGATACTAATGGCTTATATATCCTCGGCGGTCCTGCGGCCGTTGCCGGTAAGACCTTGTGGGGTATGAGTGTAGTAACTACTCCGTCAATGCCTCAAGGTAAGTACTTGATGTCAGATTTTGCGCTCGGTGCTACTATTTTTGACCGTCAAGAAGTAGCGGTTGAAATCGACCGTGAACAGGACGACTTCACCAAGAACTTGTTTACCATTCGTGTTGAACGTCGCTTAGGCTTGGCGGTTGAAAATCCTAAGGCTATCGGCGGTGGCGCTTGGACACTTCCAACAGATTAAGCATATAAAATCCTAAGTTAGTATGTTAATGGCAAAGAGGGGCGATAAGTCCCTCTTTTTTTGAGGTTGAAGAATGGAAGATCTTATTAGTTTAGATATGCTTAAACTGCATCTGCGCCTAGACGGTACAGATGAAGACGCACTATTAGAGCACTATCTAGAAGCAAGTATTAAGCAAGTGGAGCTAATCACGCATAGAAAGCTCGTAGGCGATATCTGCACGGGGGCGGAAGACTTGCCCGCTGATATTAAGCAGTGGCTCATGCTTACCGTGGGCGATATGTACAAGACTCGTGAAAACGAGCAAGAAAAGAGCTACACCACTTACTTTAAGCACTTGCTAGATGGCTATATCGACTATAGCCAAGAAGAAGCTAAGGAGTAGCTTATGTTAGTAAATGCGGGCAAACTTGATAAGAGGATTACACTGCTAAAGCCAACGGTAGATTACAGCACGGGCAATACCGTCAGAACGTACACTGAGGCCGTTAAAGTTTGGGCTAATGTTAAACAGCTCACACTTAAAGACCTTGTAACTAGTCAATATGAACTAGTGAGCGAGACCTATACGGTGCTGATACGCTATATTAAGGGCATTGGGGCAGATTGGGCGGTGAAACTTCCGAACGGATGCAGATACGTCATAACCGGCATCAATACGTACGCAAGCGAGGGCTATATGATTCTATCCATAGCTTTGGACACTACCGAAATTCAGGAGGTGGCATCATGATAGTTGAATTTAAGCGGGATTTAGTCGCACTACTCAAAGAGGCATTGGGCGATGTCCCTATTACCTATGATTTTTTGGCTGAAAATACCGCTAATGGTTTAGTCATTACAAATCTAAACATGAATATTGAATCAGATTTATCCGGTGATTTGTTTTTTAACACGGTAACGGCGGATATTATGATTATTTCCCCGCTTGTTTTTGAAGTGAATGGGCTTGCTGACGCTCTGCTAAAAGATACTCCGTATGGTGTTGGTTGGATAAAAGGGGTACAGTTTACTAATGCCTCATTCACGGGTGATCCTACAACTGGATTGCACATGTGTACCCTAAGCATGTCATGCGAGGTAAATAGAGAGGTAACCACTGATGGCACTGGAGATTAGCTTAGACGTTAAGCAATTTGATAAGTGGTGCAAGCTTTTAGAGAATACCGACAAAAAACTTACAAATCAATACGTCCGTATTGTATTGAGAGAAAGCACAAAGCAAGCGGTGCAATCGCTCAAGCAAGACACTAAAGCCACATTCAAAAAGCATAAGGGTTGGACAGCTAAATCTGTGCGTACCATGATTAAGGTCAAAACTAAAGTCCCAACACTCTTTTATGGGTGGAGCGACAAGAATATCCCTACGGTACGAGTGCAGCGGGTCAAAAAGCGCACTAAATCCAAGGGTAAGCTTATCGACCGTGTAGGACAGCGTACAATACCTAGACCGGCGCAGTACATTGGTATTTGGCAAGACTTAGGCACTAAATACCTTGAACCAAAGTACCTATTCCGCACCAACTTTGCCAAAAATAAAGATACTATAGTTCGCAACATTAACAAGGCTATTGACGCCTTGATTAAGCACGAACTAGAAAAGAAGGTGGTATAATACTACCGTTACATGTAACAGGAGGGCCAAAAATGGCATCAAAACTAACACCAACCGAGAAGAAGAACGCCATAAGCGGTAAAAATACGCTTGTGGGCTTTGCCGAAATGTCCACTAGCACTAATGCTTATGGTACTTATACGACCTTACCGGGCGTGAGCTCAATCACTGCGCCACAGGTTCAGACCGAAGATATCGACCAGACATGTATCGCGGAAGATGCTAAGCGTACTATCGCTGGGGCTAAGGAAGGCCAGGAAGTGACTATCACTTTCCATTGGTATACCAGTGACAAAACGCAAAAGAAGTTTATTGACCTGGCGCATAACACTGCTACCGTCAAGATTTGCTATCAATACCAGGACGTTTCCACCGTGGAATTTGAATGTCAGCTTAAGAGCGCCAACTTTACCGACGCATCACTTTCTGAAACCCAAAAATGGGAAGTAGTCGGCAAAGTGCAAGGCGTGCCCCTTTACACACTCTCATAATCTCCTATTTTGTGTGTTATAATCAAAAGGCGTCGAAAGGCGTCTTTTTTTGTATGTATTAGGAGATTATATGATTCTAAATTCCCTTAACTTTAATGCAGTACCGTTCCGTACTGCTACCGTCCCGGCTGATGAATTGGGCGAGGGTGCAGAGCTCAAGATTCGTGAGTTCACTTCTTTGGTTAAGATTCAGTTTAGCCAAAAAGTACAGGCCAAGGATGTTGATTTTTACGACGTGGATTTTCAGTGCTACTACCTCCGCAACTCTCTTGTAACCGAGGATAACAAGCCACTTCTTAAGAGTGACGAAGAAGCTAAGCAATTTTTAGGACTTGTGAGCATTGATTTACTGACCAGACTTAACGAAGCTATCACTAAGCTCAATACACCGGAGCAGACACTAAAAAACTAATGTTTAGCGTCCCTTACTCACGCCTTGTAGTAAGGGTCGCTAGAGAGTTGCACATACCATTAACGCTTGCATTGCAGATGCCTCAAAACGAGTTTGAGCTTTGGGCGCAAGTGTACGAAGTGGAATATAACGAGGTCCACGCAGATCAGAGTACGGAAACGGACACCATAGGCCATGCCATGGCACTGCTGGGCACAGGTGAGATAAAGCACAGAAAACAAGGTGAGCCACCAAAACTAAAAGCGAGGTAAGGTACTATGGCGGTTGTGAACTCCATACTAACCAAGGTGGATATGTCCACCGAAAAATACAAGAAAAAGCTTCAGGGCATGAAGAAAGATACCAAGTCCGCCACAGATGGCATTAAGGAATCTTTCAAAGCTCTAGCTACTTCTTGGGGAAGTATTGTAGCTGCCATTGGTACCGGCGCTTTAGTGAACTCTATCAAAAATTCAAGGGTTGAACTAGAAAACGCAGTTGCGAGCCTCTCAGGCGTTAGCGGTGGTATAGCTGAAGCTAGAACTATGTTTGACCTATTGCAGCAGTCTGCCCGTGATTGCATTGAGCCATTTGATAGCCTCCAGGCGTCAGCGCTATCCATTGGCAAGTATGGTATTACGCCAACAGCGGAGAACCTCAAGGCATTAAAGCAGATTGCACTAGCCACGGGGCAGCAGATGACCACGGCAGCGAATGCCTTCGGCCAGGTCACCATGGGTAAGTACGAAGGGCTTGAACAGTTAGGTATTAAAGCACTTGATACCGGCAACAAGCTACAGCTTACCTACAAGGGCATAACGCAAGAAATCGACAAAAACACCACCGCCCTTGAAGATTACATTGTTAAGTTGGGGGCAAGCAATTCCCAAGCGTTAGACTACCTCCAAGGTGGCATGGTCGGAGCACTGAACAAGTTAGATAATGCATGGGGGGACCTCATTCGAGAATTTGCAGATAGTCCTCTCGGCGATATTATCACCGATGCGGTCAATGCTATTGCTGACGCCCTTGATGCTCTCACGGCGTATATACACAGCTCCGATGCCTTTAGTTACCTTGCAGTGCAAGCGAGCGATATTTTCAAAGAGATTATAGACGGCTTTAAATGGCTTGCAGATAGTGCCAAAGACGTAAACGAAAACATGACGGAGAACTTCGGCTTGAGCTTTGGCGATATTGCTGGAGCTTTTGGCGCAATGCTGATTAAGTTTAAAGTAGCTATGATGTCATTCGTGACGCTTATCGGCACGTTTATTGAGTCCTTGGTTGACGTATTCAAGAACTCATTTAAGGCTTGCAAAGACTATGTAACTAGCTTATTTAATCTTGACTTTTCCGGAACGTATAACTCATTCACTAAGGGCTTTACCGATATCCCAAAGATTATCAGTAATAACTTAGAGGTGGCAGGCCGTGCTATCGATATGTACGAGAAAGATAGTTTTAAGAAGCAAGAACTCCACTTGAAAGAATATAAGCAGAAGATGGAGACATCGCATAAAGACATAGTGAAGAGCGGAGAGCGAACCTTTGGCAAGCTCACCACAGCAAGCGCAAATCATGTGAAGTCAGTTAAGGACCATACAGACCAGATGCTTGCGCAGTGGCAAAGCTTCTATGCGTCACTCCAAAGCACGCACGACGATTTGACGCTATCAGATGCGCAGAAGCTTGACCAAAAATATGCCGATGAGCTTGCGAAGCTTGAGGAATTCCATAGTGCTGCACTCATTAGCGAGGAGCAGTATCAAAATGCCTTAATGCTACTAAAGGCTAATAAGGCTGTTGAAATAGAGAAGTACAAAAATGATGCGCTTGAGAAGTACCAAGAGCAGAGCAAGGCGCAAGCTGGCAAGGTTAATTCCTTGGGTATCAATGAAGATGACTTTGACAACATGCGCAACGGCTTAGATGATTTAAGCGACGCTTTTTCTAACTTGGGCGAAACCATGAGCAAGAGTTCAAGCTCGTATAAAGCAGTGTTCGCAATGCAGAAAGCATTCAGTGTGGCAAGTGCGACCTTGAACTGTATCTCCGCCTGGGCTAAAGCTTTGGGTACTTCTACAACTTGGTATGAAGCCTTAGCTAACTATGCTTCAGCTATTGCGATGACTACTTCCATCATGTCGCAGATTAAGCAAGTAAACATGTACGACAAGGGCGGTAAAATTCCAAGTGGACAGTTGGGTATCGTCGGCGAGTATGGGCCCGAACTTATACAGGGGCCCGCTAATGTGACTTCAAGAAAAGATACGGCCGACATGCTTAACAAGAATGGCTATACCAACATTACCGTGAATGTAGTGGAAGATAGTAGCAAGGCTGGCAATGTTGAAACCAAAGAGACCGATGAAGAAACCATAATTAACGTTTTTGTGTCAAACGTGCGCAAGGGGGGAGAAGCTTCCCAAGCGCTACAGAGTACATTTGGCTTAAAGAGGGTAGGTATGTAAATGGCAGTATATTTCCCAGCTAGTTTACCTTTGGTACTTCAAGAGGGCTATTCAGAAAACAGGACACCAAACATACTCCGCACTACTTTCATGAGCGGAGAAGTTAAACAGCGGTTGCTTACCACGTTTGCGCCGTTTAGCTCTTCCGTGACATGGCTCTTTACTGATAAGCAGTACGGTACATTTCTAGAGTTCTACAACACTAAGCTTAACCAAGGTACAGAATGGTTCATGCTTAAGATGTTATACAACTACAAAGGCACGGCAGCAGTTAGATATAGACAAGTGCGCATTAAGAATGGAGCGGTTAAGGCTAGTTTAATTTGCTTCAATGGTAAGCAAATTTGGAAAGTCACTTGTGACTTGGACGTTAAGGATGATACTGTATGAGTTTAAAGACCTTAAATGAAGTATATGCAAGCGGTAACAATGCTCCGTTTGTGTGCTTAGTGCTACAACTGCCGCTCGGTGGTCAATATTACGACTTGTACTACTACTTGGGCAATGGTACCAAGATAACCCTTGATGCTCGTACTTATTCACCGTCCTCATTCCAAGTAGCTATGCCGACTAAGAGCGATAACGGCTTTACAGATTTGAACTTCGCTATATGTAACGTCGATAATGAGGTATATAAGCAATATAAACGATTTGACGGTAGCACAAAGGACTATCCTAGCTATGTAATCCTCCAGCAGTTCCACCCCGAGACCAAGGTTAAAGAATATGAGCTTAAGCTAACTATCACGGGCGTGCAGTTCACAATGAAGCAAGTCAACTTTACCGCCTCTTTCTGCGATATGCTAAATACAGAGTTCCCACGCTTACGCTATACGCAACAAAACTGTCCGGGGCTTAAATATGTGTCTTAATCATTATCTACTTAACAGCTACCGCCCCAACGGGCGAAAATACCCACATCTAGATTGCTGGGGGCTTGTTGTATATTGGTATCGCAGAGAGCTAGGGATAGAGCTTAACGAGTATGCCGACCTTAGCCAAAAAACCATGAGTGAGGGAGAAGCTAAAGAAAAAGAGCACTTCAAGGAAGTTAGAGCACCGTCAGAGGGTACTGTATGCGCTTTCTATGACGGCCGTGATATATTGTTCCATGTGGGCGTGTATACGCATGGTAAGCTACTGCATGCACATAAAGCCGGTACACGATGGGAAAGCGTGGGTAACGCTATCAGATTTAAAAACGTGACAGTGAGGTATTACGATTATGGGGCTTGAGATTGAAGTTGTAAGCCGTGAGAACCTTGGTTTTGTAATTGAGCGTGATTACTTAGCTTGCAGTGCTTGCACTATTGACGAAGCTTTAAGTGCGGTAGCTGATAACTACAGCTACGAGCAAGAAGTACTCATAAGCATCATGTGTGATGGCGTGGTCATTCCTAAGAAGTATTGGAAGAATACTACACTTGAGCACACTAAGAAGCTTAAAGTTATTCTTGAGCCTGGCGACTTCTTTACAGTCGCAGCGGTTATATCTCTTGTGCTTGCAGTAGCATCTGCTGTTTATTCTCTGTACATGATGAATAAAATCAAGACCAACAGCAACACGCAAGCTAAAGGCAACTCTATCTATGACGTAAACGCTCAAGGCAACAAAGTAAACCTACAGCAAGTAATACCAGAGAACTTTGGTTACATGAAGAAGTTCCCCGATTACATTGCTGATATCCATGCTTACTATAAAAACAACAAGCGAGTACAAGAAATACTACTCTGCCAAGGTGTAGGATCATACATGTACGATAAACAGCATAAAGACATGTATATCGGTAATACTCCGCTAAGATCCTTGAGCTCTATTGAGTGCAGTATCTTTGAGCCAGGAGCTAAGCTTGACGATAAAAAGCGGTGGTGTTGGTTCAACTCTACTGAAGTTACGCAGTCGGGGCATACTATAGGCTCTGCACAGTTAGGTACGGGGTCGAGGAAAGTATATCTACAGTACAAGTCATTCACCGTAGGTAAACGCATGGATAACATGGGTTGGAATGTTGGTGATTACGTACGGTTAAGTGGTACAGCTGAGAAAGTAACGCTGACACCTAATTCAACAGCTTATCCCGAATGTGTGTGGTATTACGATGGGTACCCTCTTGAAGACCGAAATGAGCCTTGGGTAAACGGTGCAATAGTAAACAGAAATAACGGGTACTTAGCGAAACTAGGCATAAGTGGTTCATGGTTCACTGCACGTCATTTATTAAGTGCAAAGGAGATTAATCCCGAGCTTACGGGGCATAGTAGAATCTTGGTTTATTCCCTATACTTAGATCCGTATGAATTCAGTATAGGGAATAACTTCTTTCTCCGCACGGTGAACAATAAGAATGTTACTCCAGTTCTGTCCATAGCCCTTACCAAAGTTTACACATACAAGGATCTTAGCGGTAATTGGACGCAGAAGTGGGGGCAGGTACAGAACTTTATTGGCCTTGAGGGTACGAACGCAAGAACGTATTTTAGTACTTATGATCTCGTATGGTTTGACTTACCGCCTAACACTAACGACATAGCCGACCCAACTTACCCCGTTGATGTATTGCCAGGTACTGAAGCACATTTGAGTTATGGTGTACAAGTAGAGTGCCAAGCTCATAACTCTTTTTGGAACATGGCAGTAAACCATGGTATTCATGACGATGATGGCTTGTATAAGATTACAAGTGTAGATTCGTACGAGTGCAAGACCGCTGACGGTGCAACGTATTATGGTTATATCTACGGCGTGGCCCGTGTTGATGACAACTACAATGAATACGAAGATTGGCAAGGCTTTTGGTGCGCAGGGTACTTTACCGATCAATTCAGGATTGAGTTAGACAATAAATCAATACCAAACCACTCTGTAGTCATTGGTCCATTCAGAGCATCACCTATTGGTGCTCAATGCCGTTATGTTGAGTTAGATTTTAATGCGCCTAGCGGACTATGTAGAGTTGAAGATAACGGCGATTATGCCCCCTTGATGGTCAAACTTGAGGTCATGTACCAACGTGTAGGCGATGAAGTATGGAAGAGCTTTGAAGAACCAGTTATTCTGCAAGGTCGAAACCAAGACGAGCTAGGCTTAACGGTCAAGTATGACATGCGAAAAGTTGCAGACTGGCAGTTCATGGTTAAGCGTATAACACCGATGCACAAAGACGACGCTAAGTACATTGAAACAGTGAAGTGGAATGGCCTTAAGTCACGCCTTGAGGAGTCGCCAACAAAGTATGACGGCATGACTACTATCTTCATGCGCATTACGGGGAGTGAAGTGCTATCTGAAATGAATAATAATCAAATAAGCACTCTGTGGACCCGTAAGCTACCTAACTTGACTGATGGCACGCTTGAAGCCACAAGCGAAATCGCTCCAGCGCTTAAGTACATCATGAGCACTAGCAAATACCCTAATATTTTTGACTTAGACAACCTTAAAGAGTTTGCAGATTATTGGGATATTAGAGGCTTGCAGTTCAACGGCACGTTTGACGAAGATAACACGCTGCTTGATGCCGTGCGGTCTGTAATGCAAGTTGGATTTGCTGAACCCGTTGTGAATGGCAATAAGCTCCAAGCGAGCATGCAGAGAAAGATGAGCCGGGATGACTTCACGACCATTTTATCTGCTGAAACCATAACAGATTTTCAGTTCTTGAAAACGCCACGGAGAGCGGATGAGCCCTTGGAAGTATGCGTTAAGTACACTTCACCGGAGACTTACAAGAGCGAGAATGTATATATAAGTTATAGATCTGACAACTTCTACACAAGAAAGTACCCAAGCTCAAACAATATCGAAAACCTAGACGCTTTTGGCGTGACTTCGTACGGCCAAGCTGTAGCGCTAGGCCAGCGGAGACTTAGACAGCTCATATACATGCGTGAGAGCTACACGGTCAAAACCGAGATGCTGGGCTTAACGCTGAACTTCAATGACTTTATAGGGCTAAGTTTGCCTTTGGATACGAGTAAACAGGATGATGTAGTAGGACGTATTATTGGCTACCGCACCGACGGTGATTACCTATTGCTTGAGTTAGATAGAGTGATTAACGATAGCAATTCTACAGAAACGTCAAAGAGATGCTTCTACATCAACACCGAGGGCAAGGCGGTACATTTAACAAAGCAAGGCACGACGAGGAACCCATGGCCTAGACAGTTAGGGTTCTACAAGACTACGCTAGAGGAGTTAGGTATAGTGTGGGATGAGCGTTACGGTAATGAGCTAGATTATCCATTGCTATGCTCTGAACATTCAGACGGTAGCTTTATCCGTCCATGTTGGGTACGCTCTATTGAAAGTGACGGCTCAACGTGTACAATAAAGCTAGTGCAGTATCACGAGGAAGTTTACAAAGCTGACCCACAATTCACATTAGGTTATGGCTTGAGTTCGTACGGTGATAGTCCATATGGTAAGAGCTACTAAATAAGAGAGGTATATACATGAGTGAAACACTAACTAACGGCGTGATAGTGCCCGATAAGGGCTCTAGAGATTGGTACGCTGACTTACGTTCTAATTGGCTTAAGCTAGACAGTCTGATGGCCGGGGGAAATATAACTATTAACCCGGCGCAGACCGAGGGTATTCTAGTAGCTACAATAACCGTGGGCAGCAAGGAGTATAAGCTTTACCAACAGGACGGGGACGTGTCTGTAAAGATTGACCCGAGCACAGAGAATGCGGAGTATCCGCTTGTGGCTTCAACTTCTGCCGAGGCTAACACGGGCTCGGTGGTCATGGCCCCGGCGGTAACTGTAAACCCGAGCACCGGAGCGGTGAAGGCTCCGAGCTTTAAGGGAGCGCTAGAGGGTAATGCCTCCACAGCAACTACCGCCACTAAGGCACTGCAAGACGGAGCCGGTGCGGTCATTGCTAACACTTACGCCACCAAGGAGGAACTAGGATCCAAGGCCGACGATGCTGATGTAGTGCATAAAACAGGTACCGAAACTATTGTCGGTACCAAAACGTTTAGTGGCGAAGTTCAAACAAACACAATTAGAGCAGTAGGCGGTGGGGCTAATATTGACTTAACCCCTCAGGATAACGGCGGTTTTGCTATCCGTGCATTTAACGGTACGGTCAACAAGGAGCTAGTCGGCTATACTGATGGCATGTTGGCTTGGGATAATAATGAGATACTAACAAGAGTTAATGGCGTTACGTTAGACACGGCGCAGACCATCACAGCAGCTAAAACATTTACTCCATGGCAAACCTTTAGTAACGGCATTAACGTTAAGTGGATAACGGGTAACAAGGGAAGAAAAGCCTTATTTTTGTATGCAACCATGAATGATAGTTATCAAGGTTACGGGGCGGCACTACAATTACTCAGCGACGAGTTAGAAGGTGGGTTTAGACTTATTGCAAAAGATAAAACCGATACTTATGTTAAAGCCCTCGCCGGTCAATCCAATGGTATTCTTATGTGGGGCACAAATAACGTACTCACCGATGCAAATCAAATCATGATACTTAAGAACCTTACGGGTGCCAAAATTACCTCCGGTGCAGTGATAGACTGTGGCACAGGGAACGGCGTGTTAGTTGGGTGGTTTATGAATACCGCAGTAGCATGGACTTTGGCTAACAATAAACCAACAGGCAAATGGAAGAATGCTAACAATTGTAGCCTTTTGGCAGAAGAAAGCGGAATGTTTGTAAAGGTAGGGTAACATGAAAGAAGAAATTCAAGATTTTCAAGAAACTAAAATCGAGGAAACTAAAATCGAGGTTCGGAACGCTCAAGAAATCAAGGACGGCTTTTTGTCTGTTGAAGTCAAAGGCCTTTATGGCGATGAGTTTTGTCAATACATTTTTGACCCAAAGACCGAACAGAATGAGAAGCTTTTAGAAGCTTTAAAGGGCGTTGATGTTAAGCCTTATGTGGTCGATATTGAGGCTCTCAAAACCGCTAAGCATTCCGAGCTTAAGGCGCAAATGGTGGCAAAGCGTGATGCGCTAACTTGTCACTACGACGGCGATGATTTTGACTGCAACACTAATGCGCAGAATAACATTAACAGCTTAATTCTGTTTACGGAAACATCAAAAGCAGATGCAATAGTTAGCATTAGAAGCTCTAACGAAACAACACATGTTTTTAACAAAGAACAATTGCATGAATTATCTTCGCTTATGGTTAAAGCAGTAAACGATTTGTACGCTGAATATTGGGCACTCAAAGACAAATTGAGCAAAGCAAAATGTGACGAAGATATCAAATCTATAAATTGGTCTGACCAAAAATGACACCTAGGTAACACTTTTAAAAATTAGATCAACTCTATATAAAATAATCGTGTATAATATGAAAAGGGTATTGAAGAAATGCCCTTTGTTCTTTTTTGATAGAAGGAGGTCCTTTTTATGGAAGGACTAGATAGAACTATCATCGAGGGCGGAGACAGCTTCGGTGGAGCATCAATGCTTGCCGGTGGTGCAGGCTTTGTTGGTGGGCTTGTTTTGGGGTCTTTGTGGAACGGTGGCTTCGGTGGTTGTGGTTACCGTAACGGTGCGAACGGTGCAGTTAGTGCTATTGATACTAGCGCAATTACTGACGCTATTAATCAGGTAAACAACAACGTGTCAAACCTTGCAATGCAGAGTTCACAGCAAGCATGTTCGCATAATTCGAACATCGTTAATGCCGTAACCTCAGCTTACACAGGTCTTACTGCGAACATGAATGCTAACAACATCTCTAATATGCAAGCTGCTGCGGGCTTACAGAGTGCATTATGTCAAGGCTTTTCTGGTGTGAATACCGCAGTCACTACTCAAGGCTACGAAAGCCGTGAAGCAACTAACGCACTAGCCAATCAGATGGCGCAGTGTTGTTGTCAGATCACCCGTGCAGTTGAAGAACAAGGGTGCCAAAATAGACAGCTTCAGAGACAGATCCAAGCCGAAAACGTAGCATCTCAATTATGCGACGCCAAAGCTAAAATCGCATCTTTGGAAGCTCAACAGGCGTTTAGTTTAAGTCAGCAAGCGCAGACAGCTTACTTGATTAGCCAGCTTAAGCCTACTACCGCAGCAACAGGTGCATAAACTCATAAAGGCATGTGATTAAACTGATTAAATTCAACAGAGCGCACAGGACAAGGATATAAGCTTGAGTTTAATTGGTAGAGGAGCAAAGGACAATGGCAACAACAGAACAGGAACAGCAACTAGACCAAATGCTAAATCAAATTAGAGCCAACACTTTAGACCTTATGGACAGGAAGTACAGTAAGCCCACACTTGTGACTGCTGGGATTAAGAGAGGTAAGAAGTTGTTGAATGGCAAACTTAGCAAGCAAGATGTGATTGATATAGGCGCTATAGGCTTAAGTATCATGCTTTCTTAAAAATGTAAAAAGACCTCATAACGAGGTCTATTTTTTTTCACTGGTTATCGCTTTAATTGCTTGCATACGTTCAGAGCACTCTAGCAGCGCTATCTTCTGTCTGTATGCCAATCGGACAACATCGGCATAGGTATCACCCTCCAATGGTATCCTATCGCACTGTAGGAGTTCCTGCGGTATGTTTTGTTTAACATACACGAATTGAGGAGCATTAGCGCAACTGATTAAGGATACTGTCGCTAAGCTTAACATTAGCGCATTTGTCATTACTCTTGTTGAGTGCTTCATTAAGTTTATCCTCCCCCTTCCGCGCCTGGGCTCGTAGTGAGTTCAATTTGGCGTTCAGCTCTAATAGTTGCTCTTGTTGCTTTTGCGCTTCCTGCTGCTTTGCCTCTAGTGTAGCTTGTAGCGTGCTATTGCTTGCTTGTAGTTGCTCATTTTGCGCTTTCAAGTCAGACACATAGAAATAAAGCACGAATAAGGCACACATCAACACGGCGCTAAGACCTAGAGCGCATTTTGTGAAAATATCCATGTCACTTGCTCGCCAACATTAGGCAAAACAAAAGCAGTAAATACAAAAATACCGCTATCCAAATAACACGTTCAAAAGTGCTCATAAGCCACCCCTCAAATTTAAATACAAAAAAGCCCTCATTGCCGAGGGCTTGATGCTATTTTAAATCAATTTACATACCAAGCGCTTTTATTTTTTTGGCTAGGTCATTGTAAATATGACGTAGGTGCGCATCTTGTTCTTGTGTGAGCTTAACCCCATTCAAAAGGCTTGCGCTTTCGTTCAGCTGTCGCATATCGCTTGCACCTTGCATTGAAGCGATAACATCGGCCATTTGTGAGTCTGTAAGCATCGGCGGTTCATTATTTGGCATCTCTTGTGCTTCTACCTCTTGCGCTGCTGGTGCTGGTTCTTGAACATCAACCGGCTTGACGGTGCGATTTACTTTCTGCTTGATTTGTTCGGCGCGCTTGGTTGGCTTAGCTTGTTGGGCTTCTATCTGGACAGCTTGCACAGCTGGAGCGCCAGACAGCTCAACCTCTGGCACGATGTCGATTACTTCTTCACGGCAAGACATACCCTTGAGCTCTGATGCAAAAGTATCACGCAAAGCGAATGAGCGTGCACGCATCTGAAGCATACGCTTAGGATTGGTTACCCATGGACTAAACTTATCATCGACCCATTGGCCGTTTTGCCATTTCTGCTTTTTGATTTCACCATTTGCGCCCATGACAACATAATGCGCCTGAATAGCGTCATTAATGCCGAAGGTGCGCACGGTCGCATATGGTGAACTCTTGCGCTTACACTTGCAAGTCCAGGTCATAGTCTTTTCATCGTAGGATTCAGTGCAGTATTCAAACTGCGGAGAAGCCTGACAGATTGCGAGCATCATATCACCGTAAACGCTTGGCTTGCCATTGACAACGGCAATATTCTGCACTGCCAGAAGTGGGTCAAAGCCTAGACGAGCGCCATACTGGCACGCAAAAAATACGTTAGCGGTTTGATCGCCGTTCTTCTGATTGCTTTGGAATTGAGCTGGTACAAATTGAGAGTTAGAAAGACGCTGGGCATACTGCCATGCTTCTTCCATGCTTGCCGGTTCGATTAAAAAGCCATTCACTGGCTTAGTGATTTCGTTACTCATAAAAAATCTCCTTAATTACTTTTTAAGCGTAAAAATTCTAGCGCACACCTTCGGTTCCGCGTAAAATGCGTACACATCAGGCTCTTGCTCTTTCAGGGCTTTGGTGTTTAGAGTGGTGCGAGTTATTGCTTTATATGTTGCGATAAGCTTGCCGTTTATATCGGCCAATTGAGAATGCTCGCCGGTAAACTCTTTGAGCTCATCTTCTAGAGCTTTCTCTTAGCTTCTAAAGCCTTTATTTCTGCTTTGAGCTCTCTAAGGTCCTTAACCTTGGTCAAAATATCATTAGTAGCGGTTATTGCTTCACCTGATACCGCCAAGCCTAGATTATCATAATCGGCAGCAGTCATTTCAGGCGCTTGGTCACCAATGATATTATTAAACATGAAGTCCTTGCCGGCTTGCAAGATTGCATTACAGATATCATCATCACGCTTGATGGTAAAGATTGAGAAGGTGCGAGAGTTCAAGAAAAATACCGCAAGGTCCGCTTCGGTCTTATCGAGCAAAAGCATGTAGTGTTGCACTTGCAGATAATAAGAGCCAGGCACGGTATCATCAAGCGCAATGATAGAACCGTCTGCGCCGTATCGGTTACCCTGACCCCATATGTAGTTGCCTTCTGCGTCCTTGCCTGAATCATCACGGGCGGTCTTACATTCAAGAATTTTAGTGTCGGTTTTATCGTTGGCTAAAATTAAGCGGTCAATGTTCCCAACCAAAAATGGAGCGCCAAACTTAGAAGCGTTATAGTGCTTGCTTTCCTTGCGTACCTTGTTGCCGGTGCGCTTGCAGTATTCATCAGCAACCACTTGTTCTAAAACAGAGCCCCAGTAAGTAGCGTTATTCCCTTGGAATGCTGGTTTACGCCCCGTTTTAACTTCCCAAAAAGAATAAGGAGTTGCGTATTCATTAATACCCATGATTGAGCCAATTTCGGAACCGCCTAAGCCTAACATTCTGCGAGCGTGCCACATGGCTTCTTTATCGCCGCTTGCTTCAGCTTCCTTGATAAGCGCTTGCTTATCCTTGCAAAAAGCATCGTAGGACGCTTTTTCAGCGTCGTTTAAAACTATCTTGTTAATCACAATTACCTCTATAAATCAAAATACAAAGTTGCAAACCGCTTGCAACTGCTCACATTATATTATACTATCTTCAAAAAAGTAAACTAAATTTTGAAAAATAAGTTATAATAACTTTAACTTTCAAATCCAACCAATAGGAGTAAATATGGATAATCAAAAGCAAGAAAGAGAGTTTATCGGAGCTAAAGAGGCTTGTAAACTCTTAGGGTATAAGAGCTATGCAACAATTCGCAAGCATATTGAGCGAGGCGCAATTAAGGGCTTCAAGAGCCCAATTAACGGGCATTACTATGTGAGCCGTAAGCATATCGAGGATATCCTTCAAGGCAAGTTTAACTAAAAAGAAAGCCCACACTGGGGAAGCACGGGCCAAGAAGGAATTTATAATAAACAAGATTGTAAAGCTACGCTTGGGTAACACTACAATTAAGAATTATAGCACAAAAAATAAAGCGTGTAGCAAGTTTTGTTTGTGCAATGGTAAAAAAGAAAGCCCGTATCGAAACGGGCTAATGTCATAAAAACCTAGAAACGGGAGTATTTTAACATGGCAAAAATACAAGATGCAAATTTTTATGTAACTCACGGTTGGATGATAACTAAGCTGAAGCTAAGTGGGCGAGCTTTGCAAGTTTATGCAATCATTTACGGCTTTACCCAAGACCAAGAAACTGAATTTAACGGCAGTTTAAACTATATCGCTGGTTGGCTTGGTACAAGCAGTCGGCACACAGTTTTGCGTGCTATCGATGACCTAATCGAAAAAGGGTTAATTGAAAAAAGACAGGCAGTTTTTAATGGCGTAATCATAAACAAATACGTGGCCATTGTTCCGGATTTTAACGGGTTGTGCCGTTTCGGCACAGGGGGTTGTGCCGAAACAGCACAGGGGTTGTGCCGAAACGGCACAGGGGGTTGTGCCGAAACGGCACAGGGGTTGTGCCGAAACGGCACAGGGGGTTGTGCCGAAACGGCACACAATATATATATTAATAAGAATATAGATAAGAATATGGGTAAGGATATAGATAAGAATAGCACGCCCGCGCGCGAAAAAGCTCCGGCAGCATTCAACGCTCCAGCAGTAGTTGAAGCTCCTACCAAAGAACCACAAACTCCAAAAACGCAAAAACATGCTTACGGCCAATACAAAAATGTGATGCTTTCAGACCACGAGCTTGAAACGCTAAAAAATGAATACCCTGCCGACTACCAACAGCGGATAGAAGCAGTAAGCGAATATTGTGCTAGCCATGGCAAGAGTTATAAAAACTATTTGGCGACCATTAGAGTTTGGGCAAGGAAAGACAAAGAGAAGCAAGCTAATCAGCAATTCCAACAACCACAGTTTAGGCCAGCTTCAAGTTTGAGCTTGCAGGAGCGAGTACAGATGTACATGACTGATGATTTGAATAATGATATTTTTGGAGGAAGATAAACCATGACTAATAATGACTTTCAAGAGTTCTGCACGGTTCTATCAGCAACTATCATGCTGATTAAACCCGAATTTGTACCGACAAAGCAGTACATGGACTTTTACTTTTTAACCCTTAAGGATTTTGACATTGGGGAAATTAGGCGTGCGCTCACAAAGCACATTCAGAATCCCGTTACAGGCATGTACATTCCCAAGCCTGCCGACTTAATGAAGTATCTAAAGCCGGCAACAGGTAATGATGCAGAAAGGCAATGGTCTATCGTAATACAAGCCATCTCTAGTTGTGGCGGAAGGTATAGCAATGTTTATTTTGAAGATGTGATAACTAACACTATAATTCATGAGATGAACTGGGGTAACATCTGCAACATAACGGATACATCGGAACCGTTCGAGCGGAAGCGCTTCCTTCAGGCGTATGAGAGTTACAGCAATTATGCGCCTCAGTATGAAGCTGGCATTAACTACGGTATCTGCCATAATCACAATGTAGACAAGCTCCAGCATGAACCTTTGTACCTTGTGCGCAATAATGGAGCCTATGAGCTTACCGACACGGAAGAACTTCCAAAACTTATCGCTGACCCAAAACGAGCCAGCGCATTAATGGTTGAGCCGCGCAATAATAAAACGAATAATAACTTTGCAAAGTTGCTAGGTTTTTAGAACTTGAAAAAGGGCATTGCTAAATCAAGAAGGAGAAAATAGCATGAGTATTGATATTAAATATCTCAATTACAAAATTAAGGACTTACCCGTGGCCCGGGTTGTTGAAGTTCCGGAACCATTCGATTGGTTTGGTGTATGGTCTGCAATGGACTTTAACTACATTAAGACTAAGTCGAAAAAGGGGTATGTAGGTTTGATTTTCCCGGATAAGTTTTTACTAATCCGCAGCTTCCTCGGTGCTGGTGAGGTTCCTTTTGTGGGTATCGCTGATGAATTGTCCGAGGAGCTCAAGATGCAAATGCATTACATGGGCTTATATTACGGTTCAGAGGGCTTTCAGGTGTCGGATAGCGATGTAGACGTCATTCCACGTACAGATTTAAAGTTTGACCCTTATTCCTGGTATGAGCGTTACGCCAAGGACGGCTTAGTGGTGTTCGTAAAGTATAGCGAGAAGGAGGAATAATGATAGCTAAGGACCATCTAGGTAAAACATACAAAAGCCTTGCAGCGATGGCTAGAGCATGGGGGATCTCATACTCTACGCTAATTTCACGGCTAGATTTGGGGTGGACGGTGGAAAATGCGTTAACAAGGCCAGTAGGTTATAGAGCATGTTGCAAAGATCACACGGGGAAGGAGTTCAGTAACGCTAGAGAAATGGCTAAAGCATGGGGTATTCCTTCCGCTATCTATTACGAAAGAAAGCATTACGGGTGGAGCGTTGAACAGATACTTACTACTCCATCACAAGGATGGAAAATCAAGTGCAAAGACCACTTGGGGAATGAGTACGAGAGCATCACAGCCATGGCGGAATATTGGAACCTTCCTGATACTACAATTAGGGCTAGATTGGCTCGAGGGGTGAGCTTAGAAGAAGCTTTGACTAAACCGCTAAGAAAACAGAAACGAAAGTGGGAGTGATATAAATGGTAAAGATTCCAAAAGAAATAATTTTAATTAAAATTGACGAACTAAAGGAGTATGGCAAAAATGCCCGTACTCATACAGCGGAGCAAGTAGCGCAAGTTGCTGCAAGTATTAAAGAGTTCGGATTTACTAACCCTGTACTGATCGATGAAAACAATGAAATCATTGCGGGCCATGGGAGAACCGCATCAGCTCGATCTATCGGTATGACCGAAGTCCCAGCGATCCGCCTGGAAGGTCTGACAGACGCTCAAAAAAGAGCTTTACGTATTGCCGACAATAAACTGGCTCTTAATTCCGGTTGGGATAACGACTTGCTCTCCGAAGAGCTTGAAGCGCTCAAGTTTGAGGATTTTAACATTGATGTAATAGGCTTTAGTTCGGACAACGATGAAGCCGGTGGCGTTATTTGCCTATCTCATAGAAAACAGCTCCCAACCTGGGGATGTTGTCCTTGACAGTTTTGGCGGTAGTGGCACATCCCTTATTGCGTGTGAGCAATTGGGTCGGCGATGCAACATGATGGAGCTAGATCCGCGATACTGCTCGGTAATAATTGCTAGATATGAGCAACTGACCGGTGAGAAAGCAATAAAGATAAACTAAAGACCAAGCTCTCAAAAAAAAACGAGGGCTTTTTGCTACCTACATCAAAAAATTTGATAGTAAGTAAAAAAAAGTTGCACAAAGTTGCAAAAAGTAGTACACTGTATTCAACAAGCAAGGGGGGAAAGCCCCGAAAACAGGAAGAAGGAAAATAAGATGGATAAGGTAAGATTATTTAGAAGAGCTCATGAGATGGCTAAGACTGCGATTGCTAAGTTTGGCGGTAACTATCTCGTGATTTTCGTTAAAGGGTGCTAATTGTGGCTATTCAAATAATACCACTTACTCATAAGATCGGCTGTCTACATGCTTTTTTGGTTGAACCAGACCGCATCAAAATTGTGACTAAGAATTTTGAACGGGATGCGGTACATGAAGCAATCGCTGATAACTTCATCGAGACTGAAGGCTTATTCGGCTCGGTAGGTGTAATATATAAGTGGGAGTTTTTCCTTGTGCCAACCTTTCATGAAGACAGCTCATCTCGTGTTGGAGTAGTTGATTTATTCCCTGAGTCTCTTAAAGCACAGATGTACTTTATGGGTTATTTCCATGGTAAGCACTTGATGATTTCTAATTGTGATTATCTAGTCGTACCTCGTACCGATTTAGAAATTGATCGGAAAGCTTGGTACGAATGTTATAGCCGTGATGGTATTGTTGTATTTACTAAAGTTAAATAAGGAAGGAAATATGATTAGTAAAGTTTGTGATTTCGTGTTTTTCATGATTCTATGCGCACTTGTTTGTACTGCTATTTTTTGTATGGTTAGTAAGCTAGCTGGTGATGATGTAGTAGAGTACGAAAGTTGGTCACGCCGTGAATGTGTGTTCATTGAAGTCAATGGTGTCAAGAAGTCATGCGATGAGCTGCCAGCGGTTGAAACTTGGGAACACGTGTGGGTGGAATAAGATGAAATGTAAACTATGCACGCCTTGTGCTGACCATCATGGCAAAGTGTTCGATTGCTTTAAAGATATGTGTGAGTATTGGGGGCGTATTCCGCAAACAGTGTGGGATCGTGAAACCCGTGGCTGGCCCAGACAAAAGGCGCTAACTACACAAGGATGCGACCCTAAGCGAGAAGAGTTATGGCATAAGTACAAGGCACGTATACCATACGAGCTAAGCATGGCCACGATATGGCACAGACTTGGAAAGGGGTGGCCTGAAGAGTTGGCTTTTACCGCCCCGCCTTACTCAAAACTAAAGGACTATAACAACCATGAATGAACGAAAGAAGATTGAGCACCACCGCGCGGAGCTCGCTGGTAAAGATGTCACTACACAGCTACTGTGGCAACTGCCGGTCTCGAAGCAGCAGGAGGAGATCGAACATCATGAACTGCTTATCCGCTTGCTTAGCCTTAGGCTTAAGGAGCTTACCGAGGAAAATGAACCGGGGCAACCAGCTAAAGGGGATAACTAAAAATGACGTTAAGAGAATTTATAGATCAGGAAATAATGGAAGACCATGTTTTTGACCTTGAGGACTTTGGCACCAAGCTAGCATACATGGAATGGGAAGATGGGGAAGAAATCGAACCTGAAAAATTTGAGTCTTATCTTGTTATAAGAAGGATTAAGTTATGAATGCCCTTAAAATCGATGTCAAAAAGTATGCCAATACGCATACGTATTGTGAGCATATATGCGGTTCTGCCTCCGGATCCCTTTTTTACTTTCCACGATTAAAAGCTGTATATCACACCTCTGGCTATTTAATCGCGGAAAACATAGCTAATAGGTATGCTTTTTCTGAATTCTGCTACGCTTTTGAGCTTGGATCTGAGGTTTACGTTAATCATTTCAGGGCTGCCGACCTTACACACCCTCCCGCCTTACTCAAAACTAATTTACTAAAACAACAAAAGGAAAAACAGCGTGTTAAGCTTGGACAGTTTGAGCTTCTTGAAGCTCAAAACAAGGATTTAAAGGCCAAGGTCGAAGAACTAACGGGGGAAAACAATAACGCTAAGAAAGAGCAGAAGAAAGCAGAAGGTGAGCTTGAGGCTGTCAAGAAGAAGCAAGCGGAGCAATAGGTGAGAATGCTTCTTTGCGTCATATCTACGCTTACGTTATCGACGACGGGCGCACAAAAGGTGGATCAGAAGTACGACAGCGTAAAGCCTATGAAAGTTGATTATTAAAAGGTAGAAAAAATAAACCCGGCGAACAGGTGCCGGCTTATACAAGAAGGAAAAAACACATGACTTCAAAAACAGATGATACCACAGAATGGTACGAAGTGGAGCTAGCACGGCGCTTTATTGATACTAGAACGTGCGCTAACTCTATTTTATTCCGCATTATAGGCACGGGCGGAGACTTTGACGGGTGGGGCTTCTTCCATCCGCGCACATTGTGCAAGTTCATTCCAGCTGGAAAGGGTACATGGTCTATCAGCTATCAGGACGGGTGGGAGTTTAAGCTAACTAAGCGAGGCAAGAACGAGCAAGGCGAGTGGGTGAATGTTGGAGAGTGTACGCTTACTCCCGAAGAATTAACGGAGCAGTTATGGGCACGGCCGTTAGTGCATAAGCCGGAATACCTTCCTCCGCTTGCAAATGTGGAAGTGCCCAAGGAGCTGATAGATGAATAACAGTAACGTTCAGCAGAGAGCTATAAACAAGCTTAACCGCCTTAAGGTTGGCGCACTGTTTATGGAAATGGGAACTGGGAAGACTAAGGTGGCGCTTGACTTAATGGCTTACAAAAAGAAAGCTGACTACTTGCTTTGGATCTGCCCGTGCTCACTCAAGGGCACGATTGAAGAAGAACGCCAAAAATGGCACCCAGAACTTAAGCTCCATGTAGTCGGCGTTGAGAGTATCGGAAGCTCTAACCGTATCTATGCCGAACTGCTAGAGGAGCTAAGCCACCAAAATTGCATTTTTGCCGTGGTTGACGAAAGCTTAAAAATCAAAAACGGCGGAGCAAAAAGAACGCAGCGCTTGCTTACAATCTCGAAGCTCTGCGAGTATAAGCTCATACTTAACGGCACTCCGCTTACTAACAATGTGCTAGACATTTATACACAGTTCCAATTTTTAAGCCCGCTCATATTGAGTGAATCGCTGCTAGTATTCAAAAACAAATACTGCGAGTACTACACAAGGGGCGAGCGCAAGGGCATGGTTAGAAAGCAATGCAACATGGAGAACCTTATAAGCCGTGTTAAGCCGTATATTTTTGACGCTAAGTTAGACCTTAAAGCAGATAAAAAGTACTCTGATAAGCCTTACGAGCTGGGCGTTAGAGAGTTGGCGCAGTATGAGGAAATCAAGGACGAGTTCATCAGGACGGTTAGCGATAGCGCGGAGATTAGCTTCTATGTTTTGGTAACTAAGCTTCATGAGTTTGTAGCCGGGTGCGAGAGTAAGCGTAGAGCGTTAGAAGAAGCAGTAAAGGGCTTAGGTAAGGCTATTTGTTTTGTTAAGTTCCTCCGCAGCATACCGGAGGGAGCTAGACACATAACTGGCGACATGACGCAAGAGGAGCGTGCACAAGTTATTGAAGAGTTCAAACAGTCCCATGGTGACCAGGTACTCTATATAACTTATGGCTGCGGAGCCTTTGGGCTTAACTTGCAGTTTTGCCATACGATAGTTTTTGCGGACCGCACGTGGGACTATGCCATGATGACGCAAGCAGAAGCTAGAGTGTACCGCCTAGGCCAAAATGAGGACGTATCTTACATAACACTGATAGCCGAAAACATCGGACTTGAAAAGATATTGACTAAGAACTTAACTCGCAAGACCGATATGCTCAAGGAAGTTAAAGAAGAGATATCGGTGCTGAATCAGGAGGAGCAGAAGAGATGGTTAAAAAAGTATTTGTAGGCTCTTACGATAAGCAGCAGCTTATAGCAGATATCCCCCACCGTAACACCTTTATCGTGGGTGACTCCATAGATGGTGTAGATGGTGAGTGTATAAGCTACAAAGAGAGCATTATGTACAAGCATTATTTCAAGTGGTTAGCCGAAATTCATGAAGATAGCTTGCTCATACTAAACAATGTGCTTAAGAGCACTGTTAGAACGTGCCTAGAATATAACTGCATCCGCCACTACTGTGCACAAGCTGGCAATGTGTTGGTGTTTAATGAACTTCCAATACTAAACAGCAAGCAGGACTTCTTGATTTTGTATGACTTCATACAACCCGATCCATTTTGGAAAGAAGACACGATAGGCAAGCTTCATGACGTGGACATGAATTTTTGTTTTGAGTTGTCAGTTGACGACATAAAAACCACAGATGCAGACAAAGCCACATATGAGGCCATCAAAACTAAAGCAGCAGCGGAAGTAAAGAAAGACCCCAACATAATACCAAGGCGGTTACTCAATTTTGCAGAGGAACTAAAGAGCAAAGGGTATGACAAGCTGACAGATTTTAAACCGCGCATGCGGATATGTGTATCAGATTTAAAGGTTGACCAATACTTCTACAGAGAGCTACTAAGAAAGATGAGAGAGGCGAAGGAACTATATGATTGTTTATAAAGATACTAACGTGTTGGAAGAAACACGTAAGCGCATCAGTTACATTTTCGACCATTTCGAACGCATTATCGTTAGCATTTCAGGCGGAAAGGATAGCACTGTACTTGCGCATTTGGCTTTAGTTGAGGCTCATGCAAGAAATCGCAAGATAGGCTTATTCTTTTTGGACGAGGAAGTGATGTATAAAGCTACTATTGAGCAAGTGGAGTACCTCATGAGCCTTTATCCCGAAAACACCATCAGGTATTGGCTACAAATACCGTTTAACCTCACTAATAGCACCTCACTTGACGAGGGGCAAGTAGATTGTTGGGATAGATCCAAAAAGCCACTGTGGATGCACAAGCGGAGCTCTAAAAACATACTCACTCAACCGTGGTCCCATGAGACTGTGATTAGAGATAAAAATAAGGGGTTTGGCTTTTATGATGTGTTCGAAAACTTTGAAATGAGCATGCCCGGCACTGCGCATCTTGTTGGGCTTAGAGCAGTGGAGTCCCCCAACAGATACCGAGCCATGATTAAACATCCCGGCTATAAAGATATTCTGTGGAGCACTAAGCGCAAAAACAATAGCGTGAGTTTTTACCCTCTTTACGATTGGAACTATATGGATATTTGGAAATATATCGGCGAGACGGGCATCAGATACCACAAGTATTATGACTTCTGCTTCTTAAAGGGCGTGCACCCTCATTTAATGCGTGTTAGTTCGCTCACACATGAAAAGAGCTTTAAGAGCATTGCGGACTTGCCCGAATTTGAGCCCGATACCTATGATAAGCTTCTGAAGCGCATTAAGGGAGTGAGCTTTGCGCAAGAGACGGCCAAAAACAAAAAAATGTTCAAGGTGCAGAAGTTGCCCAAAGCTTATAAATCGTGGGTGGAGTACCGCGACTTCTTGTTAGAGACTTACCCCGATAAGGACAAGATAGACATATTTAAACGGCGGTTTGCGCACCACTTGAATAATGACTATGTAGCCCGGCAGCAGTGCAGACAGTTGGTTTTGAATGATTATGAAAATAACTTGCCCGTGGATAACCGGGAAGATCCGAAGATTGAAAAGATTAAATATTGGTTAGAGGTGTTATAAATGAAACAAGAAATTAAGATGCCATGTTTGGCGATTAAGTTGGTGAGTCGTGACGACATCATGGCTAATAACTACAACCCCAATAGCGTACCAAGTGACAAGATGGAGCTTCTGAAGCAGTCAATTATTGATAATGGCTTTTGCTTTCCAATTGTAACTATTTGGAGTAAAGAAGATCAGAAGTATGTAATCATTGACGGCTTTCACCGCTTCACCATGTGTCAGCCTGAATGGCTTGATATTGAGCAAGTGCCGATCGTGGTACTTGACCATGATATCAGTCAGCGCATGGCGGCTACTGTTCAATTCAACAAGGCAAGAGGCGTGCACGAGATTGATGGTGATGCGGATATTGTTAAGAGTTTAAGCCAACAGGGGCTAAGCGATGCGGATATTTGTAAGCACCTGGGGCTAGACGCTGAAACGGTACTCAGATACAAGCAATTAACGGGTATTCTTGACCTCTTCAAAAATACTAGCTATTCACCAGCGTGGGAGGTTAAGGACGATGAATAAGTGGGGTTACGGTGGTTATGCCGAGCAGTACGATATGCGCGGATTGATTAAGGTGGGCACCGGGGAAGTTATGGTGCATGACATCTTCGGACCGCTGCCTGAGTTTATGCGCAAGGCGGAGGTTATTTTCTGCGATCCTCCATGCAGTCAAGGCAACTTGCAGAGCTTCTATACTAAAGCGGACAAGGAGTTACTAAACTTCTTCAAGGGCTTTCAAAAAAGACTGTTTGAGTGCATAGACGAGATAAAGCCCAAGGAGGTGTTTATTGAGTTGTTTAAGAGTAACCGTGACGCTTTCATGGTTGAGTTGCTTAAACGCTTTAAGAATGTAGATATCAGCGCAAGCACTTACTATCACAAGGCGTCTAATGTGTGTTGGATAGCTCATGGCTACAATGAGCCTAACAGAGCACTAGACCTCCATGGATTGGACGAACAGGACGCAATAGAGAAGATTTGCGCCAATGGTACAGAGTGTATTGGCGACTTGTGCATGGGCCGTGGCCTTGTAGGCTTTTATGCAAACAAAGTAGGCCGACAATTTGTAGGCACGGAATTAAACGAGAACAGACTAGCGGTGTTATTGCGCCGGATTGAGACGGGCAAGTTGTGACAAATATCAAATTATTTTGACATGAGGTAAAAAAAGTTTGGATTAATCGAGAAAACGATGTATAATGTACTCATGAAAACAAGGGGATAACCCCAAAGAAGAAGGAATTAAAAAATGGATAAGTCAGAATTATTTAGAAGAGCTCACAAGATGACTAAGGCAGCGATTGCTAAGTTTGGTGGTAACTACTTGGTAACTTTTGCTCAAGCGCTTAAGGAAGTATATAAAAAGGCTACTGAAGTTGAATGCTTTAGAATCAAAAGCTGGTTCATGGCTAAGAATGAAGACAAGTTTGGCGATCTTAACCTTGACCCAAACTTTGCCAAGAGAGACATCATTAAAGAAACTGCCAAGGCTTATCAGATTAGACTCCAAGCTTTAACTAACGTTACTGTTACCAAGCTTGTGTGGGTTCCAAAGTCTTGTGTTGAATGCTAAGAGGGGGAAAAAGAATGACTATACATCATATGCGTATTGAATCAGCCAAGCGCAGCACTAATGGTTTACCAACTTTTAAGGTTAAGGGTTGGAGAAAGAGCCAGCTAGCGAAAGATACTGAGTTCTTAGTCAAGGACGCAATTTGGGAAGCTGTTAATGAGACAGAAATGAGCGTTACAACTAAATCATACAACCGTTCAGTTGGGGTTATTACTTACGGTAACTTCTATCTTATAGATAACCTTAAGGCTCACAAGGGGGCAGGGTTAGAAGTAAGTAAGGTGGCAGTTGTTAACAGCTTGCCAACTGAAGTTAAGGTTCAGATGGTGTACATGGGTCCATGGTGTGACTTCAAAATTTCTTACTCAGATAAGAAGATAAATGTAATTACTGACTTTGAGATTGAGCCAAACACTTGGTATGACTGTTACGCTCGTGATGGTTATGTAGTTTTCGTTAAGGGGGCATAGAATGACTACTTTAGAATTGATGAACTTGCTAGCTTTATACCGCCTTTGGATTTTGAGGCAGGAGCACTATCGTGTCTTGGTTGACCAAGTCTGTGGCTACGATGAAAGACTTGAAGAAGCTAACGCTAGGGTGGAAGAACTGGAAGCACAACTCTTAGAAAGATTGCGCAGAGATGAAGCTAACAAGGGGTTTGAACTGATTGATTTTATCAGCAAGGAGAATAAGGAATTGTTTAAGGATTGAATGAAAGCCCCGGCAGCTGCTGGGGCATTGAAGTAAGGAGAAGGGGAAATAATGAGAGAGTACATTGAGTATGACGGTGTTATCACTAACGAAAAAAAACGAGGTGATACATAGATTTGAGGTTGGGGTAGTTAGAAAAACACCGCCTGATGCCGAAAAGCCTTCTGAAGTAGTTTGCTATTGCGACATTGACGAGGCAATTGGCCATGTTGTAGCAAGTAACGTTCCGGGGAGTTATAAAGTATGGCTCGAGGGTGAATATTGGGGCGAGTTTTTAATTTTGGGGATATGAGAATGAAGCGACACTTATTAAAGCAAGTAATGATTGATAACCACGACACGATGGACGATTTAGCCGAGGTGCTAGGGATTAATGCTAATACACTGTATGTGAAAATAGCGGGGGTTCGTAGTCAGTTCACGCAGACAGAGATCAAGAAGGTGGCAGAACGCTACAGTTTAACGCCTGGACAGACTTTTGATATTTTTTTTAGGGGCGGAGAAAAGTAATCTAGTTATGTATGTAGTTGTCAAGGCATGCTCTAGCTTCATCAACACCGTGGCAGATTGCGCACTTGTACCCTTGTTCTGTGAGCTTTTTGATCCACTTGTTTTGCGCTGCTGATGCCTTTGCGCTTTTGCGTGTAGACTTCATTTCGATAAAGAGCCCGAAAAAACCTCCATTTGGCACTGGCAAAAAGAGATCGGGCACTCCAGCTTTAACCCCTTGCTTTTTCAAATTGCTAGCCTCAATCACGTTACGACTTCCACCATTAGGTATGTGGAAGATTAGGTCATATGGGAACCCTTTGAAATCGCAGTACTTAATGACCTTTATCTGCTCTGCTGATTCTAATGCTGCTTTCATGTTTTAGCCTCACTCATGTGTTCAAAACGCCCCAAAATAGCCAATTATAAGAATTATATAATCATTATAAAGGTTATATAATTCCAAGTATGGCCAAAATAGGCCTTTGAGCAATTCTAACAGAATGGTACAGGGTGTGCAAAAAAAAGAAGAGAAAGAGAAAGAAAAAAAAGAATAAAGAAGAAAGAAGAAAAAAAAGAATAGAGAAAGAGAAGAAACGCGCTCTTCCGCGCACGCGCGCCAAGGAACAACTTAACGTTAATAATATTATATGTGGAGCAGTGCTAAAAATTTTATAATTCTTAAAACCGTGAGAAAGAAAACAAGCTGAAACTAACCAAGGTTCAAGATTGTTAATAATGCGAGCTTTTGGGGTATAATTAACATAGAGTTAGCAGACATCGGAGTAAAAATGTGGTGGAATAACTTAGATCACTATCTCAACCAACATATAATCTTGATAGGGGGAGTAGCTATGGCATTTATAACATCGATGATTCATTTATGGAACCAACCTAAAAGTTGTATAGGTAAGATTATGGATAGCTTGCTTTGCTCAAGTTTAACCGTTGGTATCTTCTACGGTATATCGAGCGTATACAGTATTCCCGAGTCTGCTAGCATTGCTATTGGTAGCTTCGTAGGCTACTTGGGAACTGAAGAAGTTAAGCGTATAATCTTTTTAATCTTAAAGAGGGTTATTAACTATGGTGATGAAAATAAGTGAAGTAGGCATCAAGCTTATTTGCAAGTGGGAAGAGTTCAGAGCCTATGCGTATGTATGCCCAGCAGGACTATGGACAATCGGCTACGGTCATACTGACAGAGTTAAACCAACGGATAAGATAGACCTAGCTCAAGGTGAAGCTTATCTGCGTAAGGACTTAGAGATAGTTGAGCGGTGTTTAAACTCTTTGGCTATCAAACTAAACCAAAACCAATACGATGCGCTATGCAGTTTAATCTTCAATATCGGTACGGGTAACTTCTTGCGCAGTACGCTGCTTAAGTGCTTGCAGGCTAAACAATACGATAAAGCATCAGCGGAGTTTTTGAAGTGGCGTAAGGCTAATGGCAAGGTGCTTAAAGGCTTAGAAGCTAGACGCAAAGACGAGCAAGAGTTATTCGACAAAGGATTTTAAAAATGCAAATTACAGAGCTAGATATAAACGAGATAATTCCATATGTGAATAACCCGCGTGATAATTCGGGCGCCATTGATGCCGTGGCCTCCAGCATCAAGGAGTTTGGCTTTAACGTGCCTTTAGTTCTGGATCGGGATAAGATTATAGTAACGGGGCACACCCGCCTTCTAGCCGCCAAAAAACTGGGGCTTAAGCGTGTACCCTGCATAATCGCCGAGCAATTAACAGAGGCGCAGGCGAAGGCGTACCGCCTTGCGGATAACAAGGTAGCGGAGCTTGCCACATGGAACGCCGAACTGCTAAACGTCGAGCTTGAAGAGTTAAACGAGCTTGATATAGCCATGCAGGCCTTTGGCTTCGAAACGCTGGAGAAATTGGACGAGCTGAAAGACGTGGAAGAAGATGCTGCACCGGTTCCTGAAGTAGAAACCGCAACAGAACCACAGACCCGCCTCGGGGATATCTACGATCTTGGTGGCTCCCGCCTCATGTGCGGTGACAGCACAAGGGCGGAAGACATCGCCAAGCTCACCGACGGCAAGAAGGTTGACCTTGTGTTCACTGACCCACCTTACGGTATGGGCAAAGAAGCGAAAGGTGTCCTGAATGATAACCTCAATTATGCGAAGCTCCTGGAGTTTAACAAACGCTGGATCCCCCTAAGCATGGACGCTTTGAAGGATAACGGGAGCTGGTACTGCTGGGGCACCGACGAGCCACTAATGGACATCTATTCCAATATCATCAAGCCCCTTATAACCGCGAATAAAGCCACGTTTAGGAATTTGATAACCTGGGATAAGGGAAAATCAGCGCAGGGGCAAAACTCCGAAGGTTGTAGAATGTACCCTATAGGTGACGAGAAGTGTCTTTTTATCATGATGGGTGTGCAGGGTTTTAATACAAACGCTGATAATTATTTTGAAGGCTGGGAGCCTATAAGGGATTATCTCCTGAAGTCCCGCCTCGCCATGGGCTGGGATGTGCCTACCATGAAGCGTATAGTAGGCCATTCAGACCAAAGTCGGGACCACTGGACCGGCAAGAGCCAATTTAACCTCCCGACTAGAGAGGTATATAACGCCCTTAAGGCTGAGGCTGAGCGACAGAGGAAGGAGAAGGGCATTACTGGCGACGCCTTTAAACGCGAGTACGACGCCTTTAAACGCGAGTACGACGACATTAAACGCGAGTACTATGCAACCCGTGCTTATTTTGATAATACACATGACCTTATGACCGACGTCTGGCACTTTCCACGCACCTCAGCAGAGGAGAGGGAATTAACCGGAGGCCACGCCACACCAAAACCACTAGCCTTATGCGCACGCGCAATTAAATCAAGTTCCAGGGAAGGTGAGACGGTGCTTGACCTTTTCGGTGGCTCAGGCTCCACGCTTATCGCCTGCGACCAGCTTAATCGCAGATGCTTCACAATGGAGCTAGACCCGCGTTATTGCGATGTGATAATTAAACGGTGGGAAACCTTAACAGGCAAGAAGGCGGTCAGGTTATGAACATAAGGAATGGCAATCATGGAGCAGAGTTTAGGCGATTTTGACGATCTAAATTTTGATGATTTTAATTTAGATTTTGACACAGAAGAACATGTTAACTATCTCGATGTTAATGCCATCTGCTTACAAACTACATCTAAAAAACGCTTTACTTTTGATATCAACAAACAAGTTAAACAAATTGAAAAACTCATTGATAGATTGCCAAACGAAAATGAGACGTTTACTTTATTAGCGGTAAATTTGGATTTTCATCAATTGCAATAATTGAATACATCGCACGAAAAGAGAAGATTAAAAATCTATGGGTTAGCACATTTAGGTTGGGTGTAAAACAGGCTAAAATTATTTGTAATTTGGCTAAAAAAGGAAAGATAGAAAAAGCCTTTTTTATAACGGGTAAAATAAACAATATGGAAACATCACGGTATGATTATTTTACTCAAATAAAAAAAGAGTTTAATAAATATGGGTTTATGATTGTGCCAACAAATAACCATAGTAAAGTCCTATTGTTTGAGACTGAGCATAATTACTATGTTTGCGAGACTTCAGGCAATTTAAACGAAAACCCACAGTTAGAGCAGTTCGCATTGAATAATGATATTAAGCTATATAATCATTATTTAGGCGTTTTCAAGTTCTTTCAAAATAATGGCAGCAGTTTGGAGGAGTAACATGGCAAACTTAGAAGCTGATGCAGAGTTGTACAATGCACTCCGTACTCTAGCCATGGGTGCTAGCATTGAGGAAATGGGAAAGGATAGTGAAGGGAATACAAAGATATTCAAGCGCAAGCTTCCGCCAAACTTTGAGGCCATACGCTACATTTACGAAAACAAGAAGCCAAAGAAGGTTAGTATAGCCTATGGCTTGAGAAACGAGGAAGAAATAGAGAATGGCAACAGTAAGACCGCTTAAACCATGCCAACAACCCGGTTGCAATAGGTACTCTAATGATGGCTCATGCTACTGCGCAGAGCATAAGCGAATGATAAAGGCTAAGCGAGACAAGAAGCACCGTGCTAATGTTGGCGGCGTTTATAACTACAGATGGTCAAGAGCTAGCAAGGCGTTTCTAGCAGAGCACCCAATATGTGCAGTATGTGGAGCTCCAGCAACCGAAGTGGACCACATTATCCCACACAAGAAGAACATGAATTTATTTTGGGATAGTGATAACTGGCAACCGCTATGCCATTCTTGCCACTCAAAGAAGACCATGAAAGAAGGGAGCTTTGGCCGGGGGAGGGGGAGTGCCGAAAAAACAAGGGGTAGCGTACGAT